TGTCGTAATTACGATAGCCTTCGACCTGACGGATCTTGATCTTAAAGCTGGCACCTTCCCAGAGATCAAAGGGATTCAAAGGCTTCTCATCAGCGAACTGAGGATTCATCGCCTCATTAAGCTTATCGAAGATCTTCTTACCATACTTGAAGAGGAAAACCTTACCTTCGTTCTGTGGCTTCGAAGGGTCGCTGACGATATACACATTGCTGATATAGGTTAGCTTGCGCTTCTGATCGCGAGCTTGCTTACGAGCAGGTGAGTTGTCATCAGTGGTCGAGTTCCAGAGCTGAGTATTGTACTCGCTGACTGGATCAGGCTTGCCGATTGTTGTTAGAGAGTTTTCGATGTACCACTTGCCGCTGGTTTGACCCTTAAACCCATGACCCCAAGTGCGTACGAAAGGCACGTCTTCAGCGGCAGGAGCAGGTAGGAAGCGAACAACGGCATAGCCATTGCCAGTCTTGTCTACTTCAGGATACCAGAAGCGATCATCCGCAGATGAAGCATTCTCATTGGTATTAATCTTCTTAAGCTGAGCAGTTAGCTTAGTTAGTTCAGACGAACGTGAGTTCTTTAGTGTAGCAAAATCCATTAGTATTCTCCGTATGTTTGTATGTTTGTATATGTGATTATCCACGTACTCAATAATATAACCTATTTATCAAAAACAGTCAAGGCAATATTTCGCATCTTCTGTTTATCATAATTTAGAAAGGGACGATACTTCTTACATAACAAATTAACTTCCTTCCACACAATATCGTCACCCAGTTCTTTATTCCAATGCTTGGAGAAACCTAAGAGATCATCTAGTATGATTAGACTCTCTATGCTTATCTTCTTACGAAGGAATATCTTCAGCAGAAAGGGATGCTGTTGATTCTTTACTATAACGTTTTCATCTAATGAAGTCAAGCAGTTTTTTAGATCTTGTTCAAAATAATATGATAGTGCTTGAAATCTTTTCTTCCAGTCGACATAGATCTGTTCATATTTAAAATTACCGACTAGATCACCTACCCAAAGATTAGACTCACCAATGACAAAATTTGATATTAAAAAGTCTTTGACATCTTTTCTCTTGGCTAACTTAGCGAAGAAGAACCTATCCTTACGAGTTTGGAATTGATCAATAGATGTTTTAATCTTACCATTATATTTTATGAAATCATATGACTCAGTCGTGAAGTGATTTTTCAGAGCAGAGTACAAGACATAAGTCTCATATGGGGTCATACGTTAGGAAGCCTCGCTATCTTGGGTAGATAGTTTAGAATTTCAGCTTCACCCTGCACCTTACTCTTCATATTAGAGTTAAGCTTGATAAAAGATGCTGCTGTTTCCACTTCAATCTTATTACGCTCACAGTACAGGATAACAGCATCAATATACTCGATGTCAAGTTCCCATACTAGTTCTTCGATCTCATGCGCAAATTCTGCAGGTGTCTTCATTTTAAGTGCGGTCATGACCAACCAATCAGATCTTTTAGATGAGCGATATCTTCAAGACGCTTCTCAGCACTGCGAGGATACTTCTTCGCGCGCATGTCTGAGGCGGGATTCTTAGGACCACGCTCCATACGCACTAGTGCTTCTTTTCGCTTTTCCATTTTAGTCTTTGGCATAATATATCCTCTTGGTTGAAAGGTGGTGGGTATTCTGTTTCTAGGAACCCACCGAACCCAAGTCTAGCTTATGCGGCTAGAGCAATGCTTCCATTATCGTTAGCATTTACATTTGATCCGTCACGGTGGTATCTACCGATTAATCTCCGTTACCCTATCCTCGCCTGTCGATCCTGTGTCGCCCCCGCAATGGTGGAGGCGTCGGGTACTGCCCCCGAGTCCAGAACGCTAATCAAGTAACATCAACGACTAATTCTTTAATATCAATCCAGTCTCTTTGCTGTTTAACATCACCTATAGGATTGAATGGAAAGCTTATTGATAATCTTTGTGTGTTAGAAACAAATTCATGCCAGTGCCTTATAGGTACAAAAACAAGATCACCTGGTTCCATTAATACATCAACAATAGGATCATATCCTGGATCTTTAGTTTCTTGATCTTCAGTTAAACAAGGATGCTCCCAAACTCTGACATGAGAAGATCCTTCAACCTGAATAATGATATTATGACTTCTATCATTATGGATAGGAAATCCAGTAGAAGGTATCTTTCTCAGATCAAAATAAATATGAGCATCACAATTCATCCCAGTAACTGTTTCTATTTCAGTACAAACAGTATTTATTTTTTTGTTTGCTTTACTAGTATCTGTGAAATAACAAATAGCTTCTTTGATAAACTCTCTCCTAAGATGATTTGGAAAACATGAAGGATCTTTATTCCAGGCTTCTATTTCCCAATTTATTTTAAGAAGAGATCTTGGATCTCTTTCGCCTTTGTATCGTACAGGATAAAACCTAGAACGACTACACATTGGCTGAAGATTAATTAATGTTTCTAGCTCTTCCCAAGAGAATAAATCTTTCACCGCACTCTTAACGAAGAATGGTTTGAAAGTTTTAATATTCTCTTGGATCTCTAAGCTTAACAATTACTTCTTCTTACCAGTCATCTTCTTAGCAGAAGCCTTAACCTTGGTCTCAATCTTCTTTTCAGTATCCTTGACCTTGGCTACAACCTTCTTAACTTCAGTCTTAACATCTTCATCGATCTTCTTTGCTTCTTCCTTGAGAGCATCGAGATGCATCTTAGCAACAGGAACAAGTACCTTCTCTTCTTTCATGATGAACGACCGGATAGTATTCCCAAAGATGAGATATAATGCAACAAGAACCACAACAACTACAACATATACCATTTTATTCTCCTTAATTAATTAACAACACAATCATTATACTATACACGAACATTTAAGTCAAGCTTTAATAACTAAACTGTACTCTACTGGATTATTTAATACTCCTCGCCGAATTAAATCGGTAGTCTTACGAGTGGGTTTTAAATACTCGAGTATTCGTGGAACAGCCTTAAGAGGATCAGCATTACCGCACATAAAAATATCTATGGCGATATAATTCACCTCTGGGTAGTGATGCCAAGACAGATGACTCTCTGCTAGAACAACAACACCCGTAGTACCACAATCTTCACCAAACTCATGTACATGTTCGCTTAGTACAGTAGCTCCGGCGTCCTGACAAGCAAGAGAGAACTGATGAACTAGATCTCCCTCACTAAACTTGTTATTCTCTATACCCCACAGGTCTAGGATAAGATGATTACCAACATATACACTGCCATCTTCCATTTTGCGGAAGTGGTTAAAAATATCTTTCCCCATAATTCATTGATCACCTAGTTTTGTTACTCGTTATTTATAACCAGTCCAATCAACTGGATCACCACCAAAATACTCAAGCACACTATTCATCTTCCGGATCATACGGATTTGGTCATCAATGTCTGCATATGCGGTAGAGGGTTTTGTTGCCATCGAAGCTCTAATAATATCCTGCTTTATACACTCTGCCAAAGTCTCAGCAGAGTCCTGAAGTCTCTCAATTACAATACTATCAATTGTGTCGTCGCTAAGATCAAGATTTACGGTTTGCATAATTCTCTCCTATAAAAAATAAAGAGCCTTTTAAAGTCATGCTCAGGACTCGAGGATTAAGCAGCCTCAGCCATTTCGAGAGCCAAGTACAGAGCCTGAACCTTACGAGCCTGATTGGCACCAAACCAAGCAGAGGTCATGCGAGTGTCGTTAGAGCGACCCAGCACATGGTCAGTCAGGAAGGTAACGCTGTTATAGGCATTCCACCAGCTACCCGGAGCATAGTCCGCACCAGGCTGAGTGTCAAGCATATCAACAGCCAACTGAGCCGCACGACTATGCGCCTCGACCGTAGTACCGACTTCCTTCTTACGATCAGAAGTCTTCGGGAAGATGCGGTTGAAATACTCAACGACATTTTCGTTCGTGTACCGCTTCTGTCCAAGGAACGCAGCCATCTCCTTGTACTTCACCAGCTTATCCTTGGCGACACCCAGAGTCTCCTTGACCGAATCAGCGTCAAAGACGTTACGATGGTTAACACGAACCATCTTGGAGGTTTTGGAGGACAGTGAGAGGGTCAGGGTATTATTGCAGACCACGCGGATGGGCGTGAACTGGACCGTGATGCTCTTGCCGAACTGGTGAGGATTGGAGAAGAGCAAGAAGCCTTCGACCTTATCACCACCAAAGAGTTCAAACGACTCCTTGATCTTCGCGAGCGCCCACACGTGGCGACCACCCTTCAGCGAACCGGCAGTATGCATTTCCATATCACCAGCACCAACGAAGTCGTTGAAGAAGGTGAAAGCCTCGAGGTTCTGACAGGGATTCCAAGCATCGCTGACGATAGTCAGGATCTTGTCATCCTTATCGCGGACCAGAGCTTCAACACCGGACTTAACCTGCTTACCTTTGATCTTGGCATACAGGGGGATCTTCTTGACTTCCCAGTTCAGACCAGCCTTTTCAAGCACGTCTTCGGGGGAGAGGTCGGGGAGGATCTTAGTGCCCAAACCATGCCAGGGCTGCTCGCCCGCATACACCATCTGAGCCTTATTGTCGATAATTTCAATTTCGTGAGACATATCTATAACTTCCTTTTCATAGTTTCGATTTAATAAGAATACGCTATTTTTAAAATAAAGTCAAATACTATTTACAGACTTCCACCCAGATATCGTCGAGTAGGTTTGGGTGGGAACACCATTAGTGTAAAGCACAGCTTCGAAACCACACTTCACAGCTTTCTCAACAGCGACATTGGGGTCCATACCTTCATAGACCACATTGCCGAAATTCGTCATAATCACTTTATACATGAAATTCTCCGTTTTCATACAGATGGCAGTAATAATCAGCGTCTTCGGCATCATCGTAACCCCTAGTGGCTACACAGATACCATTCTCAAGAAATTTGACCACCCATGTGTCATATTCATCTTCTACATGGTAAGTCATGAGAGTGGTGCGCATTAGGCAGCTTCCTTTTTCAGTTCTTCGGTCTGTTCGATATTGAAGACCGTAAAATACTTCGGCTTCGCAACCTTCTTCTTTTTCTTAAGATCTTCAACGAAGACCACACGGCAGAGACGATATCCATGCTCGCCTTTTTTGACGACCTTACCAATGCTAATCGCTTGGCGATAGGTCAGGAAATAGGGAGACTCAAACTCTTCGCTCGCAGCGGAGAGGATATCGGCGTTATTGCCACTGTATTCTTGCTTGGTAATAAAGTTCAACATTTCAGTTCCTTTTTCATCATTCATCATACAACCATTATACCACAGGTTTTTAATTAAAACAACACTTATTTTTCAATAACAAAAACAAGGAGTTAGAGTGGTATTAAGTAGGACACTCTTTATCATACAACCATTCTACGCTGCTTTTTTAATTAAAACAACATCTAAAAAAGTGAGTGTTTTCAATGAGTTAGCTAAGTCATTGATTTTATTAGAGAATTTAGTGCTTGCTTTATTTGTTATTATAGTCTATAATGGTTGTATGATGAGGATTAAGTAAATGATGA